ATTTGCCGATACCGTTGGTATCCTACAGCTTGTCTTTGGCGTCAGCCTGGGCGAGCAGTTCCGTCTTCCGGCCGGAATCACGGGTAGTACCGAACCAGAAAGCCATGACCATACCCCATGCCGTCCCAAGGGAACCGAGCATGATCAGTAGCGCTTCTGAGTCACTGGTGTTGAACACGCCGCTCAGCATGCCGCCCAAGATGCCGAAGTATCCGAATGTCACAACGAACGACAGCACGGCAGGCACGAGGCTATGGGATGTCCGTTGCATATCACGAGCGTCCTTGCGGTCGTTCGCAGCAATGGCTTCCATGTCGGCCACCTGCTTGAACCCGAGTGCTTGCATCTGCAGGGCAAACTCCTGGTCTGCCTGTTTCAACGCCAACATCTGCTCAGGTGTTGCCCCGGACAACGCCTGCTTCAGCGATTCCTGAGTCTTCTCTGTGATGCCCAGCGCGCGCCCAGCTGCTTCCACAGCCATGCCGCCCAGCGGGCCGCCGAGTGCGGTTCCGATCCAAGGTGCTACTACTTTCACGAGTGATGCAAAGTCCATGTTCTTCTCCCTTACGGTTGGAATTCACCACTGCGCATGACTTGCGCAAGGCGTACAGCACGGTCGCCGACTTGTTTGGCCCACAGCGAGTCCAACATGCCGGTAGCCGCGTCAGCGTAGCGACCGTCGTGCATGGCCGCAAGCGTGTTCTTGAATCCGAGCAGTTTGCCAATCCCCATGAACCCCATGTTGACCAACACGTTCTGCCGTGCGTCGTTCAGGCCGCGCCACCATGGTACGGCCTTGTCCAGCTGTCCGACGATCAAGTTGATGTCATTACTGAGCATCAGGTCAATCTCGTCATCCGAGAAGGCTCTATCACTGATGTTACGGCCGACCCCAACCGTCAGCTTACCAACCGTGTCCGTGTACACGAATTTCTTACGACCTTCGTCGATATTCAGCTGCGTCTTGAGTTTGTTCAGATCCATTAGCCTCTCCAATGAGTGGCGATCCAGCTAACTGCACCGCCTATTGAGCTCGACACGCCGCCCAGGATGAGCAGCGTCTTCCACCCACCACGCGCTTCATCGACAGCACGAACCAAGTGATCCAGTTTCACGGACTGAGCGGCGTTCGTAATCTTTAACTCAGCCATACCTGTCTTCACGTGATCCATGTCGTTCTGTAGCACTGCAACAGCGACGTCATTGGCGCGTTGATGGTTTTCCATTCGGGTAGCTCCTTGTTGTTAGAATTCGTAAGCTTCGAAGTCATCGAAGTAAATATCACCAGCACCGACGTTGTCTGCGTTGATGATCACTGCAATGTGTGTTGCCCATGCTGGAGCACGTCCCAGGTCAAAACCACCAACGATGGCTGTGTACGCAACGGCAGCAGCACCGAGCACCACGTTCGTTGTACCAATCGCAGTGGAAGTCTTCAAGATGGCAGGAACAGTAGGGCTGTCACGTAGCGCCACGAATGCGTACGACACGAACATCGTACCCGTCTGCGCACCGAGCTTGGAGTACCACAACCGTACGCCAGCGTTACGGCGACCAGCACGCAGTGGAGCGACCATGGCAAACCCGCAAGCAGAACCGGCGCCAAACGCTTTTGCCATCTTCAAGGAGCGTGCTCCGCTGCGTGGGTTCACTGCCACGCTGGACAGTACAATGTCCGTGCCAGCCAGACGGCTCGTGATAGCAGCCGTGTCGGCTGTGATGAACACGTCAGCTGGCGTCGCCTGCTCGAAGCCACCATCGATAGCCAATGACTGATCCAGGCGCAGCAGTACAGGGAAGTTCGCTGGCGTGTCGTACAGGATTGGGTTGGAGACTTCTACGTTACCTGTGCCAGTCGCGAAGTACGAAGCGCTGGTGAGGTTGTTCATGAACACATCCCGGAAGAACGCGCCACCACCTTTTCCGGCCGTGGTGTTTGCGTTGACAATGCTCACCGCGTTAGCGCCAGTGCAGAGCATCCAACCACCGTTCATCAGAAGTGTCGCGCCAGTTGCACCACTCAGCACGAACGGTTCAGACGCATACGTGCTGGCCTCGACGTGGCAAGCCATCAGATTAACGCGACCGCCTGAGATATTCGCAACCTTCACGTTGTAATCGAACGAACTGTTGGTCATTACGTACTCGCCGGACGCGTTCTGCATATCGATAGCCACGGTCGTGCAGTTGAAGATGTCCGAGCCGATATAGCTGATGCGTTCACCATAGTTCGCGAAACCGGATGGCTGTTGTGTACCAGTGCCGCAAGCGTACACGCCACTGTTCAGCACGTTGATGCAGTACGCATTGTTCTTGAACACGTGACCGATTTGGAAGTCATGGACTGGGCACGACTCCACCGTGTTGTGGGACGTGCCTGCTTCTGGGGTGTTGTTGAACTCAATACCGTTTACAACACTGGTGGCTCCAGGACCAGCGACCTCGATGCCACGAATACCGCCTACACTTTGCGCATACGGAGTGCCGGACCCTTTGCCGACCAGCGTGATGGCCGTGCCAGCAGCCATACCGGAGAAGTCCAGCTTACTGCCGTTGCCGTCGATGCGCACCAGTGACACGTTGACGGTAAGTCCGACATTGCACTTGAACACGCAGTTCTGCGGCAGAGTGAGTACACCGAACTTGCCCGTAGCGACCAAGGCGTCGTGCGCGGCCTGGATGAATACCGCGTCGAGAGACACGCCGTTGCCCACAGCACCGAAGTCTTTAGCGCTGAACAGTTCCCGCATCTTGTCACGGGATGTCCGGAGCACCGCGCCAGCACCGGCCTGGATGAACCCGATGAAAGTCGAACCTGTTGACAGCGCCAAGTCTTGCAACCATTTCCCCACTGTGTTGGCACCGTACACAGCGGCGTAGAGGAAGCCGATCATGCCTGCACCGGATCCACCCCCCATCAGCAGCGTTGCAGGCGTGAAGTCGTCGATAGTCTCAATGGTGACGTCAGCAGCAGTCTTGAGCACGTACTTATATGCACCGTCCCACCGGATGAGTGCTTCACCACGAGCGTCGAGAATAACAGGATTGGTGTTCGGGATGGTAGATGCTTGGTCGGAGTACGTAGGGCGAGGGGTAACGGTACCGGCGTCGTACGTGAACACCTTACCGCCAACAAGCACAGTACCATCCTGCGCGTAAAATCTGTGCTTGCCATTCGGCATAAGCGTTGCGGTCATAATGACTCTCCTAAAGGGGGAATTCCAATGGATCTACTGCTCGTAATTTTGCTGAAACCGTTTGTTGCACTGCTAGTGTTCGTCCCAGTGCGGGTACTGAGCAACGTGATTGAAAAACGCATGCCAGAATGTGCGCTGAAACGAACACTGTTCTTACCGCTGCGAGACTCCCGTAGCAGGAACTGAAGTACGGAGTGCTTGTTCCAGATACGGAATAGCAGCACGTACTTCAGGAGACAGCGTGTGTGGTGCAACCTTCGCCGCTTGCATTGCCGCCTGTGCCTTACTCGGGTCCATCAACAGATCAACGATGGTCTGCTGGATCTTAGGCTCTGCGATACCGTTGTACGCGAACTGGAGCGGTCGCGCCATCGTGTTCAGCACCGTGGACTCTGCCCAGGATTGAGGCAGACCCGTAGGTCCCAGCATCTGGCGCAACACGTTCTGCGACGCGAGTCGTTTAGCCGTAGCGCTGTTCGCTCCCTGCGCAGCACGGTCAACGGCGCCGAGCTTGTCAACTTCACCCGCTACGGCTTTCACTTTTGTCAGCTGCTCTGGTTCCAGCATATCAGCCAGCGTGGTCTTCACCCGTCCGCCTGTTGCGTTGCTCACAAGACGCGGTTCGTCTTTCATCGCCAGTGCCAATGCATTTGGCATCAAGCGCTGATTGCCTGCGAGGTCACCAGTAGCGGCAGTTCCCTTCTTCAGGAGTTCGTCAACAACATCCATCTGGTTCAACGGCTTGCTCATGGCCGCATAGGTGCCTCTGGCTTCTGCGTAGTCGGGGCTCATGCGCTGCATGAAACTGGTCAGACGATCACGCGCCATCTTGATCGACATAGCCTTATTGACTTCCGCTGCTGAACCACCACTGGCCGAAGAAATCATGTCGTCCAAAGCGAGCTTCATCTGGTGCATGCCTTCGATACTGCCGTCAGGTTTGGCCGTAGACTTGCCTTGGTTCGCCACGTTAGTACGTGCCGTCTTCATGGCTTCTTTGATGGCTGGCATGTTCAGCAGCTTGGTCATCTCGCCGCGCTCGCCAGCGGACAACGAAGACCAATCCATCTTGGTGCCGAACGCTTTGCCGTACAGTTCCTCGCGCGCGCTCTCACGCATTGATGCTGCGAACTCACGGCCTCCGTCCTTGCCAGCCAGTTCGGAAAGTGTGTTCACACGCGATGCGTTGTTCTGTACCTCCCGTGCGGTCATCTGAGCGGCGATAGCCGGATCTACAGTACGCATGGCGTCTTGCAACTGGGCCGCAGCAGCAGCCCCTTCTGGCCGACTAATCTGCTCTGCCATGGTACGCTGAGCGCCCGTTACGGTAGGTTGTCCGGTGAGGCCAGCTACGTCGTCTGGGCGGACGCCAAAACGCTCCAAGGTACGTCCGGCGATGGCTTGCCTACCCCCTGCGCTAAACGGCTCCACCAGCGCCTTGCCTG